CAAGATATCATTGGTGGTGCTTTAGTCACTAATGGGACACATACAGGTTTATCAGTAGCATACGATGATGCTGGTGATGGTGCAATAGACATAACTGTAAGTCTTTCTTCATTCGATACAGACGACCTTTCAGAAGGTTCAACAAACCAATATTTTACAGATGCAAGAGTGATGACTTCACTAGCAACTGTAGATGCAAATATTGTTCCAACTACAGACGTAACATACGATTTAGGTTCTTCTTCAAAACAATGGAGAGATATCTATGTTGGGCCAGGTTCATTATATGTTAATGGACAACAAGTGGTTTCAGATAATTCAGGAACAATTACTGTTTCTGCAGACGATGACCAAAACGTATCACTTCAAACAGGTGGTTCAGGTGATATCGAATTAGATGCAACTGGAACAGGTAATATACAAATTAAAGCACCTATGCAGATACAAGCATCAAATGCTATATCTTCATCAGATGGAAATGCAATTCAATTCTCAAACTCGATTGATGTAGATGCAATTGAATCAAGAAGCACAGACACTAACTTAGTGTTAACAGGAAATGGAACAGGTAATGTCACATTAAATGACGATGTTGCAATCACAGGTAACTTAACAGTTTCAGGAACAACTACTACAGTTAATTCAGAAACTATATCACTTGCAGATAATATTATTGCATTAAACAGTAATTTTACTTCAGGTTCACCAACAGAAGACACTGGTATCAGTGTGACTCGTGGTGGTTCTGCTTCTAAGACATTTCTTTGGGACGAAACAAATGATAAATGGTCTGTTGGTTCAGAAACAATGGTTGCAGGAACATTTGAAGGAAACCTAACAGGTAATGTTACAGGTAATGTAACTGGTAGTTCAGGTTCAACAACAGGTAATGCTGCTACAGCAACTGCACTTGCAACTTCAAGAACAATCGGTTTAAGTGGAGATGTTTCAGGTTCAGGTTCTTTTGATGGAACAGGAAACCTTACAATTACAGCAACAATTGCAGATGATTCACATAATCATACCATTGCAAATGTTGATGGATTACAGACTGCATTGAACACGAAATATGAAAGTGGTTCAAATGTATCTTTAGGAACTGTTGCTTCAGGTGCAATAACAATCACCAATGCAACGAATGCTGGTGGAACTGCAAGAAATATGTACCAATCAACATCAGCACCTACGAGTGGTGATGGTGCAGTTGGTGATATGTGGATTCTTTACTCCTAAAATAGGGGTTTAGAGTCTTTATAAATACTAACAATAATTAATGGATAACTAAATGGCATCAGGTTCACAAAAAGTTAAAACACCAACGGGTTGGAATGCAACTCAAGGTGCTTGGGTAAAAACTGGTAGTACTACTTGGAAAGCAGTTGACCAAATATATGTTAAAACACCTACAGGGTGGAATGATGCATCAGGTCAACAAAGTGCCCAACAACCGTATCCATATATTGCGAATAGTCAAACACCTTATATTGCAAACGCACAGCAACCATACCCATACATTGCAAATAGTCAAAGTCCGTATATTGCTAATGCACAACAACCTTATCCATACATTGCAACTGGTCAAGAACCAAATATAAGGAACGCTCAGACACCGTTTACATATCAAAGAACTGGACAGACACCTTTCACATATCAATATAGAAGTCCATCAACATATGCTAGACAGGGTCAAACACCGTTTACCTATCAGCATAGACAACCTAATACGTATGCAAGACAGGGACAAACACCGTTTACGTACCAACATAGAAGTCCGTTCACATACAGTCATAGGTCACCATTTACATACAGTCATAGGTCACCATTTACATACAGTCATAGGTCACCATTTACGTATGATGCAAGGTATCCTGCAAATGCTCAAAGTCCTAGTAGTAAACAGTCACCTTTCACATACAGTGCAAGGTATCCTGCGAATGCTCAGAGTCCTAGTAGTAAACAGTCACCTTTCACATACAGTGCAAGATATCCTGCAAACGCAAGACAACCAGTATCTGCAAGGAATCCGTTTACATATAGAGTACCGTACATTGCTAATGCAAGACAACCGAATAGTGCAAGAAACCCATTCACGTATAGAGTACCTTACATTGCTAATGCTCGTGCATCTGTAGGTTCACAGCAACCGTTCATATATCAAGGAAGACAACCTGTAGTATATTTCTTCGGTTCGCCAGGATTTGGTACTGGTTTCAACCCACTAACTAAATAAACAATGAAAACGATAATTAATATAAAGGGAGATAACATACAATGGTAACTGGATATTATCAAAGTGCTTTCAGCGCATTCGGACAAACTCCCGTTATTGCACAACAGCCTTTTACCTATAATGCTAGGTACCCAGCAAGTGCTCAGCAACCGTATACGTTCCAATCACCATTTACATATAGTGCAAGATATCCAGCAAGTGCTCAACAACCGTTTACATATCAGAGTCCATTTACATATAGGGTTCCTTATATTGCTAATGCTAGACAACCTGTAATCTATAGAAACCCATTCACATATAGGGTTCCTTATATTGCTAATGCTAGACAACCTGTAATCTATAGAAACCCATTCACATATAGGGTTCCATATATTGCTAATGCACAGCAACCTAATATCAGGTCAGCACAAGAACCTAATATCAGGTCAGCACAAGAACCTAATATCAGGTCAGCACAAGAACCAAACATAAGAGATGCACAACAACCGTATCCTTATATTGCTAATAGTCAGAGTCCTTACATTGCGAATGCTCAACAACCGTATCCGTATATTGCAAATGCACAAGAACCAAACATAAGAGATGCACAACAACCGTATCCGTATATTGCGAATGCAAGACAACCTAGTACTTACCAACATAGAAGTCCGTTCACTTATCAGAGAACTGGTCAAACACCGTTTACCTATCAGCATAGACAACCTAATACATATGCGAGACAAGGACAAACTCCATTCACTTATCAGAATAGACAACCTGCTACATATGCTAGACAGGGTCAAACACCTGTAATTAGATGGGATGGTGAGTTAAGTCAACAATGGCCAGGAACACCGATATCTTCTTAAGACCTATATACTAGAAACATTTCGGGTATTACATTATGAGTAACTTTATTGAATTAAAAGATTTAGACACAGCAATGTCTACACTTTCTGAAATTGAAGATTTCAAAGATACCTATTTTCATTTAGGGTCATTACAATTATCCTCAGACTATACTTCTAGTAAAACCTTTAAAATTTTAAAATATGCGATGGAAGATATTCTTCCTCCTATGAAATTATTTACTTGGGGTGAGTTTGAGAAAGAACGTAAGAAAGACAAATGGGCCCTATTCAATGGACTTAAAAATGAGTCTCCTTGTTATCATAAATTTCTACCAATAGGATATACATCAAAACCAAGAGCTGCAATGCCAGGAGTAGCAGGAATGGATACTATGTCTCTTGATGGAGAATACGTAGATGTAGAAGATTACATTGATTGGAAAGATGGTTATGTTCCGACAGATGGTGATATAACATCCTTACAGTCTATGTATTATCATTCAGCAAAAGCACATTGGTTGATACATAGTATTCAAGAAGATGGACTATGGGCTCCAATTCAAGGAAAGGTGAATGAACTAGTAAAAGACTCTCGTTATCAATTACAGATTCATCCTGGCTCTATTAGGTCAGGAGTTTTTGAAGAGATGGGAGACCCCGAATTAGAACTTTGCATTATGGATAAATATGATGCAATCGATTCTCCAAAAATTAGTGTGGAAGAACTTCTTGATTATTGGAAGGGGAAGTTAGATAAAAGAGCTCCTGCAAGAGGAGATACTAATGCACATTATAACATATCCTTTACTATTATACAAGGTGCATTAGAATACCACACTAGTCTTATGGATGTTTCACACTTTAGACCTATTGTTCACGAGTTTAATAAAAAGGTTCACACTTTATCTAAAGGTAAACCGTTTAATATCTACATTGGATATGATAGTAGACACCAACAATTACCTACCATTGCAAAGAAGTCTATTGAAGATACTATTAAACGAGGTATGGGTAATGGACACCTTGTAGATGAGATGAAGTTTGTTCCCGAAATTAAGTTTCTTGACAAGTCTAAAATTCCCGAGTATAATAGAGAATACGCAAATCAATCTACAGAGTTCACTTACAGTAGATTCTTAATACCTTACTTAGAGAACTATGAAGGGTTTAGTATGTTCATTGATGATGACTTTATCTTTGAGAAGAGTTTATTACCTATGTTCTATTACTTACATCCCGATGATGCTGTTGCTTGTATTCAATACCCACAATATAAACACGACTCTACTAAATTTGATGGGGAGATTAATATAGACTATCCTTGCAAACTTTGGTCAAGTCTAATGATATTTAACAATGGTCACGAAGACTGTAAAAAATTAACACCCGAAGTTATCAATACTTGGACTGGTAAACAATTACATCAATTCGAGTGGACAGACAAGATTAGTAAGATACCCGAAAAGTATATTTTTACAGAAGGATATGATGACCCAAAAACTAAATGGGACTTCAATGGAATACATTATACAAGAGGTGGGCCTTGGGTAAAAGGTATGGATTATTCGCATATAAATAATCTAGACATATACAAGAGATGGGAAATACTATCTTGACAAATAACGATTAGTAGTTTATAATATTAGTGAGGTAACTATATGAAAAGTGAATTGATATATGGTGAAGACGGTGTTCTTCACATTACGAAACAAAATGGACTTAGATATTCTTTTGAGAATGTTGACCCACCTGCTCTAGGATTCGAATACGAAGTTTTAATCTATGCAGACTTAGAAATAAAAATAGAAAAGTGGGAAGATGATAAACATTTTGATGAACAGGAATCCTTTTTTCTAACAGATGCAGATAAAGATTCTATAGAACTTTACATTGAAAACTCCGAACCCCCTTTAGGATTTAATTTAAATAGACAATACATTAATGAAATAAACAATGTATGTCACGATTTTGTCAATGAACAAATGAAAATGACGGGATTTGATAATTTAAATGAAGTAGTGTATGCAGGTAGAGAAGGTTCTGCTCATCCTAGAAGGTCTGATGCAAGACGTATTATGGAATATGCAGATGCAGTTTGGATGTGTTATGTTCAAGTGGAAGAAGAGATTTACAACACTAGGGAAGATACTCTAAAAGATATGCAAGAATATCTCTCTGTTATACCAACACCCCTATTAGCACCCGATACAGTATAGTATGACTTCACTTGATGTTGTCTACTTGGATAGTCCGTTTAAGGTCGATACCCTACCATTAGATAAGGTTTATGTTATAGACAATTATCTAGACACATCATTACATCATTCATTGGATGATTTTTTTACTAGACAATCACATTGGGCAAAGACCAATCAAGTTAATGGAGATAATCCTACTGGACTTCCACATCATTCCTTTTGGGGTGCATCCTTTCTAACTGGAGTTGATGAACACGCTGAGGATTCATTATTATCCATCCTCCCTAAGTGGTTCAATAGAAGATTACAAACTGATTTTCAATTTAAGTGGGAGAGGTTTCAGTATATGGGATTAAACTCTCAAACACAAGGTCTACACGGGACAACTCATTCAGATTGTCAAGATGAAGATGAGTGGAATCTTTCTTTTTTATACTACTATAATAAATTTTGGAATCCTTCTTGGGGTGGACAATTAAGATTTTATGATTCACCACAACAAGGATTGGAAGGTAGAGATAACCATATAAAAAATCATCAAATTGCCGAAGTTGAGTTTAAACCAAATAGACTATTAATGTTTGATGGTAGAATACCTCACGGTGCTGATGCTCCAAATGCAAATGCACACTATATGGACAGACGGTCAGTTGTAGTTAGAGGTGATGAAGTAAGATTAGTTAACAATGAGGAGATGTTTCGTGCCGACGATAGAATTTACTTGCTACGATAGTGATACCGTAAAAAACTTTAGACCAGTCTTAGCAAAAGACATTTCACCCGATTGGTGGAAAAAGATGAAGATACAATCTTCTCAAGCTACTATAAAGACACAGACAATACGCTCTTGTCCTGCAATGGACGATTGGTTAAAGAGTGGGTGGTTGTTAGTTGCAAATCGTGATATGACAGTAACTGCAGGGTATCGTAAAGAAGTTGACGAAGATAGTAATGTATTCGTAACAGCAAATGACCGTAAAGGATATGCATCACCCTCACACGGTTCACATCAATTCGATGGTGTATTCGAATACTTTGGAACAGATGCTCCAATAAAAGATGCATTTAAAATGAGGAATCCTTGGAATATTGTTACACCTGAAGGTTATTCTTGTATGTACTTAGACCCATTTTTATTCCAAAATAAATACTTTGCAACTTGGCAAGGAATTATAGATACAGATAAGTTTAACGCTAATATGGATAATGCACAGATAATATTTTACCCTAAAGTTGACCACGGATTTACTATACTGAAAGGAACACCTCTTTGTCAAATTATACCATATAAAAGAGAAACTTGGAATGCAAGTTACATACAATATGACCACGAAACTTATCAACGAAATAGGTCAACTATTACAACCAATTTAAATCACGAAAGTATGGATGAGTGGAATAGAAAGAAAGGATTTTCTGAAGAGGAAAGAGCGGATACTGGTAAGACTGGTGCTTATCGTAAAGGTTCTTATTGGAACCCGAAAGGTAAAATGTTTAAAGAAGACTCTCCACCACCCGAATGTCCTATGCATAAATCAGAAGATGATGATAAAAAAGAAATACAATTGGAGTTAGACGTATAATGGCAGTTAGATTATTATTCCCAACCTTCGTATTTGAGAGGGATTTGTTAGACCCAAACTTGAATGAACGACAAGGTATCGATGAAAAGTATTTAAAGATGTGCAAGGATGAGATAGATGCAATGAGAAGGAAAGACCCTGTAGGTCGAAATGTATCTAATAGGTCAGGTTGGCAATCAGACGATGGTGTCGAGTCAAACCCTGGCTTAAGCAAACTGATGAGAACAATCGAACAGACATTTAAGGATGAAGTCCTACCATTTCACGGTATAGACACGACAAAATGTACGATACATATTGGTAACTCTTGGGCGAATATAAACGATAAGGGTTCTTGGAACTCTCCACATTTACATAATGGATGTTGGTATAGTGGTGTATTTTATGTAAGAGCAGATGGTGATGAGGGTGAAATCGTAATGATAGACAAAGACACTAAAGTAGTGTCAGATTTTCCTAATTCTCAAAGGGTAAGAGAACAGTTTCCGTATAAACCTAAAGAAGGTAATCTCATATTGTTTCCTAGTGGATTAATGCATATGGTAACACCAAACACAACAGATAAAGAACGATATAGTATTTCCTTTAATATGAATATGAGATATCATAGTCCGACTTATCGTCACGGGGATGTGCAGAATTACAATCCTAATGAATTTGTTTTTAATATTGATGAAAACGGAGACCCTATAGTATCATTATAGTATAAATAATGATATGGAAATAGTCATAGACCCAACCTTTCTTTGGAACTTTTTTTTAACGGTAGTACTTATACCGTTGGGATTCTTTACACGTTCAGTGTTAGCAGAACAAAAACGAGTTGACATATTGGTCAACAAGACTCGTGAAGAGATAGCAAGGGATTATGTTACTAGAGAACAAAATGAAGCAGACTTTGGTAGAATTATGGATACTATAACACGTATTGATGAAAAACTAGACCGACTTCAAACTAAGACCTATTTCCAAGACTAAAAAACATATAAATAGTATTACAACAGGAATACTATTATGTCAGAACCAAACTCAAAAGCATCGTTAAAAGAATACATTAAAAGAAGACTTGGAGCTCCAGTCTTAGAAATCAATGTAGATGATGACCAAATGGACGATAGAATTGATGAAGCATTGCAATACTTCAGAGAGTATCATTACGATGGTTCAATTAAGACCTATCTAAAACATCAGATTACAAAAGACAAGAAGACTACAATGAAGACCAACGAGTCTACTACAGAGACTTCTGCTGGTACTCACGCATATGATGATGAGGTGACACTTGAACAACAGAACTATATCGTATTACCCGAACACGTTCTTGCAGTAATTAACATTTTCCCATTTAATGATAAACATAATATGAATATGTTTGACCTTAGATATCAACTAAGACTCAATGATTTGTGGGATTTAACTTCTACTAATATACTATATTACGAACAAGTACAACAACATATCAATCTATTAGACCATATTTTAGTAGGTCGTACTCCTATTAGATATAACACACATATGAATAGACTATACTTAGATATGGATTTAGACTCTATCTATGATGATGAATACATTCTTATTGAGTGTTATAGAAAGTTAGACCCATCCAACTTTACTGATATCTTTAATGATATGTGGTTAAAACGATATTCAACTGCATTAGTTAAATATCAGTGGGGTGAAAATCTATCCAAGTTCCAAGGTATCGCACTTCCAGGCGGGGTGACACTCGATGGTTCTGCAATGAAACAAGAAGCACAAGAAGAGATTACAAAATTAGAAGAAGAATCTAGACTGAATTATGAAATGCCAGTTATGGATATGATAGGTTAGGGATTATGGCAACAAATGTTTTTTTCAACCACGCAGTATCGACTGAACAACACCTCTATGAGGATTTAGTTGTTGAGTCATTGCGAATATACGGACACGAAACATATTATTTACCAAGAGAGGTTGTAGAAGAAGACACTATACTTGGTGAAGACGTGCAGTCAACATTTGGTGATGCATATTCCGTAGAGATGTATTTGGAAAATACAGATGCATTTGAAGGAGAGGGAGACCTATTCAGTAAGTTTGGTGTTCAAGTAAAAGACCAAGCAACCTTTGTCATATCTTTAAGAACTTGGGAAAGATTTATATCACTAGACTCCAACCTTGCAACATCACTAAGACCCAATGAGGGAGATTTAATTTACTTCCCTATGAGTGGTTCAATATTTGAAATCAAATTTGTGGAACACGAGAATCCATTCTATCAAGTTGGGAAACTCTTTGTATTCAAAATGCAATGTGAACTTTACGAATATAGTGGAGAAGATTTTGATACTGGTATTGATACAATAGACATTGTTGAAGACCAACAAGCATATCAAATCGTTCTCAATATGGATAGTACAGGTACTGGAAATTATACTCCTAATGAAAATTTAACTAGAGATGGTATTGCTGTGGGTGAAGTGGTGTCTTGGACTCCATCCTCACACAAACTTGCTCTAAAAGATAACACTACAACACTACTAGTAGGAGATACTATTGTGGGTGCAAACGGTGCTTCCTATGATATCTCTTCAATTGTGGATGTGTTATCATTTGATAATGATGGAAATGCACAAAATAAAGTATTTGAAGATGATGCAGATAACTACTTAGACTTCTCAGAAACAAATCCATTCGGTGAGGTTACATAATGTTTGGGACATTTTTTTACAATGAAACTACAAAACGTGCAGTATCTATATTTGGAACTTTGTTTAATAACATAACAATTAAAAAAATTAAATCAGACGGAACTGTATTGTTTCAACAAAAGGTTCCAATATCATATGGGCCGAAAGAAAAGTTTCTAGAAAGACTTAAAGAAGAACCGAATCTAAGTGATGGAAGTAGGACTGCAATATCACTTCCACGTATGGCATTTCAATTAAGTGGATTTGAATATGATGCATCTAGACAGCAAAACAAACTCATAAGACAATCTAAAACAACACTAGACACTGATGACACTACAAAAAGGTCATTTCAATATCAACCATCACCATACAATCTAAATTTCACTCTTTCTATTCTTACAAATCAAACTAATGATGCATTACAGATTGTAGAACAGATATTACCATATTTCCAACCCGAATATACAGTCACTATGAAAATGATTGATGATATGGCAGATGTTAGAGATGTACCAATAATATTGAATAGTGTTAGTATGGACGAAAACTATGAGGGAACTTTTGAGGAAAATAGAACAATAGAATACACTTTAGACTTCACTATGAAAATATACTTCTTTGGCCCAGTCAATACAGGGAAGATTATTACCAATGTTATTGAAAGAGACTATATCAATAGTGCAAGTGGTCTGTTTACATCCTCTCAAATAAATGATTCAGGTCTAATAAAAGAAGTTAAACACTATGAACCTGCATTCGCAGAAACAACATCTACTGCAGTATCCAGTTCTACAACAATACCTTTTGCAACTGCAATAAATAATAGTATAAGTGTGGGTGATGAAGTATTTGGAACAAACTTAGCAACCAATCCAACCATTTCAAGTATCGCAGTAGATAAGTTATCTATAGTAGTGTCGAGTGCAGTTACCATAGATACAAAAACCACACTTAAATTTGTGGGTTCAGTAAATCCAAATGACACATTTGTTGTTGCTGAAACAGTAACCTTCTATGATGAGGGTACTAGTTCAACATATGAAGAAGATACAGAAAGTGATGCAAGTTAATTATGACAGACAAAATAGACGACCAATTAAATAACCTATTAGACATATCTACAGATATTAAGAAAGAGACTGAATTAGTTCCTCTTCCTAGTAGAGTACAAAACATAGAAACCGATTACAAGTATGCACGAGAGAACCTCTACAACCTCGTAGAGAGGGGTCAGGATGCAATCGATGGAATACTTGAACTATCTAAAGAAACTGAACACCCACGTGCTTACGAGGTCGCAGGACAGTTAATTAAGACAGTAGGTGAGACTGCAGAGAAGTTAATAGACCTACAAAGTAAATTGAAAAAACTAGAAGGTGAAGAACAGAAAGTTGGAACTCAACACAATCATTTATATGTCGGTTCTACATCAGAGTTACAAAAATTCTTAAAGAAAGAGACTAATAAAGACTAATGGTTAATCCTCAAAATTCAGGGTATCTTGGTAACGTCCTGATTAAAAGAGCTGGTATTGAACACCAATACACTGAAGACGAGTTACAAGAATACTTAACGTGTTCTAAAGACCCCTGTCATTTCATTGAAAACTATACACAAATTATATCACTAGATGAGGGATTGGTTCCCTTTAAACTTCGTGGTTATCAAGGGAAACTTATAGACCACTATAATAAGAATCGTTTTAATGTGGTTCTTGCAAGTAGACAGAGTGGTAAATCAATTACATCTTGTGCATATTTACTATGGTATCTTCTATTTCATCCCGAAGTCAATGTTGCAATTCTTGCTAACAAAGGTGCGATTGCAAGAGAGATGATTTCTCGTCTTGTGACTATGTTGGAAAGTGTCCCGTTCTTTTTACAGCCAGGTGTTAAGATTCTTAACAAAGGGTCTATTGAGTTTGCAAATGATAGTAAAGTCGTTGCAGCTGCGACCTCTTCAAGTTCTATTCGTGGTATGTCAATCAACCTACTATACTTAGATGAGTTTGCATTCGTAGAAGGTGCAGAAGAGTTCTATACTTCAACCTACCCTGTTGTGACCTCGGGTAAAGAGTCTAAGGTTATTATCACCTCTACTGCAAACGGTGTGGGTAATATGTTCCATAAGATATACGAATCTGCAGTCCACGAACAATCCGAATATAAATCATTTACAATCAACTGGTATGATGTTCCTGATAGAGATGAAGAGTGGAAGAAGATGACTATTGCAAACACTTCCGAAGCACAGTTTGAACAGGAATATGGTAATAGTTTCTTAGGAACTGGGTCAACACTTATCAATAGTAATACACTATTAGGTCTTAGAGCAGTAGACCCTGAATGGTATAAAGATAATGTTAGTATATACGAGTTACCACAAAAAGACCATAACTATGTTTGTACAGTAGATGTATCACAAGGTAGAGGGTTAGATTACTCCACATTTACTATTATTGATGTGTCAGTACAACCATTTCAGTTGGTTGCATCATATAGAGACAATATGATATCATCTATGCTACTTCCTGATATTATAAATAAATATGTAAAACCTTATAACGAAGCATTAGTTGTTATAGAAAATAATGCTGAAGGTTCTATGGTAGCAACGCAATTGCATTATGATATAGAGTATCCTAATGTATTCGCACAAGGATTACAGAAAGCATCAGATATTGGTGTGACTATGAACAGACAGATTAAGAGAATCGGTTGTTCAACATTAAAAGAACTTTTAGAAGAGAACAGATTAAATATAGTAGACCGTGCAACCATAACAGAACTGATGACCTTTGTTATCAAAGGTAATAGTTATGAAGCAGATAGAGGATATCACGATGATTCTGTTATGAATCTCGTATTATTTTCTTGGTTCGTGACTACACAACAATTTGAGTTCCTAACAGATAGAGCAGTTAAAGACTTGCTTTATTCGGAACAACAGAAGTTAATCGAAGATGACCTATTACCGCCAGGTTTCTTCCATCAAGATGAAGGTGTGGAAACTAGTTTTGTAGATTCCAACGGAGATAGGTGGTTCACAAATACCTAAATAGTATTTGTTAGAATAACAAAAGTTATAAATAAAACAGTAAGAAAACAAAACTTTTTACAATTAACAGGAGAAAAAGTATGGCATTTCAAGTATCACCCGGCATTCAGGTCTCAGAGATAGACTTAACGAATGTTGTGCCAGCTGTATCATCTACTACAGGTGCATTCGCTGGTTCATTTCAATGGGGCCCTGTTGATGAGGTAATAACAGTTTCAGATGGTAAAGGTCTAGTTGACTCATTTTATGAACCTGCTAATACGGACTCTTCAGCAGAGGACTTTTATACTGCTGAATCATTCCTTAAGTATGGTTCATCATTAAGAGTAGTTAGAATTAATACTACGGGATTGCAGAACGCTAACGCATCTGCAGGAACACAATTAATCACAAATGAAACAAACTATGACGACATCGCAAAAGACGGTCAACTTGCAGCTACAATAGGAAAGTTCACAGCAAGATATGCAGGTGCTTTAGGTAATTCACTTAAAGTTTCAGTATGTGCAAGTGCAGACGCTTATTCTAAGAGTGCAGAGACAACTCTTTCTGCAGAAGAAGTAGCAGGACAAACACTTATTAGTGTTACTGCTGCAGATGGTTTTATCGTCAGAGATATAGTAGAATTTGCAAACCACGACACATTATACAGAGTAACAGCAGTCGATACAGGTGCAGATACAATTACAGTATCAGCATTAAATCAACCTACTGGTACTGGACTAACAGAAACTGTTCCAAGTGCAACTAGTGTTGCTAGGTCTTGGGAATTTTATAACCTATTCAATAAAGCGCCAGGTAAATCACAATCTGCATTAAAAGCAGGTGGTTCAGATGATGAAATACACATAGTAGTAGTAGACGAAGATGGAGACATCACAGGAACTGCTAACACAGTATTAGAATCATATGGATTTGTATCTCTCGCATCGGATTCTAAAGATTCCACAGGTAATTCAAACTATTATAGAGATGTAATACACAACAGTTCAAAGTATATTTACTGGACTGGACATTCAACTGCAATGTTAACCACTGCATCTGAAACAAGAACACATTTACTATCAGCAACAACTGCTTTCTTAAGACCTTCAACACCTGAAAACTCATCATTGAGTGCTGGTGCAGATGGTAGTGCAACAACTGCTGGTCAGAAACACGCTGCTTGGACAACACATTTTGGAGATGCAGAGTCAATAGACTTATCTTTCCTAATAATGGGTTCAGTTGCAGGTGATTCACTTACAGATTGGACTACAATGGTTAATCAAGGTATTTTACTTGCAGAAACAAGAAAAGATTGTATGTTCGTTGCATCCCCACTAAGAAAGGATTGTCTCGGAACTACAAACACTGAAACAGGTCATTTTGCACCAACAAATGAGTCTAATAGGACTAAAAATGTTATTGCAACAATGAATACTGCATCATCTTCATCATATTGTGTCTTTGACTCAACTTGGGTTTACCAATACGACAGATTCAATGACAGATATGTATGGATACCTGCTAACCCACACACTGCTGGAATTATGGCAAGGTCTGACTTACTAAGAGACCCTTGGTTCTCACCTGCTGGATTCAGTAGAGGTCAGTACTTAGGTATAACAAAACTCGCTCATAACCCTGCACAATCATCTAGAGATGATTTATATCGTGCAAGAGTTAACCCAGTTGTTACATTCCCAGGCCAAGGAACAGTGTTATTTGGTGATAAAACAGGATTAACAACTACAAGTGCTTTTGACAGAATTAATGTCAGAAGATTATTCATCGTCTTAGAAAAGGCAATCGCAACTGCTGCTAAAGCACAATTATTTGAATACAATGATGCATTCACACGTGCTCAGTTTAGAAGTGCAGTAGAACCTTTCTTAAGAGATGTTAAGAATAGAAGAGGATTAACAGACTATTCAGTTATTTGTGACGAAACAAACAATACTGATTCAGTAATAGATAGAAACGAATTTGTTTGTTCTATCTTTATCAAACCTGCAAAATCCATTAACTTTATTACTTTAAACTTTGTCGCTACTCGAAGTGGTGTTCAGTTTGAAGAAGTTTACAGTGCAGTTTAATAGGAGTATATAAATGGCAACAATAGACCAATTTAAAGCACAATTAATCGGTGGTGGCCCTCGTGCAAACCGATTTAGAGTGTTCTTACCTCGTGCAGGAAACAAAATAGAATTTCTATGTAAGGCTGCACAGATACCTGCTGCAACAATCGGAGTAGTTCCTGTAAACTTTAGAGGACATATTCTTAAACTTGCAGGGGACAGAACATTTGAACCTTGGAATGTTACTATAATCAACGATGTTGAGTTTAGTGCAAGGACTGCCCTAGAAGCGTGGCAAACAGAAATTCAAGCATTAGACAGTGGAGAAGGTGCAACAGACACTGATTATCTACTATCACGTGCTTATGTTGAACAATTAAATAAAGACGATTCAGTACTAGCGAGATACGAATTCTTCAATATGTTCCCTACTTCAATTGGTGCAATAGACCTTTCATACGAAAGTGTAGATGCATTAGAAGAGTTTACAGTTGACTTTGAGTTCTCTCACTGGGAAAGAGTCGTTTAGTGAAATGACACCTAAAATGGTGTTATAAATATCAGTATGGAATTATTTGGTTACGAAATAACTCGTAAGAAAGACGAGTTGAGGAACACGGAAACAGACAAAGCTGTTTCCTTTGTTCCACCTGTTGACGATGATGGAACACCCGTCATACAAACACAGCCTGGTGGATTTATCACTGGTGGTGCGTATGGTTCATATGTAGATATGGAAGGTGGTATCAAGAATGAGGTTGAACTCATTCGTAGATACCGTGAAGTATCTCTTATACCCGAGTGTGATTCTGCTATCGAAGACATAATTAATGAGTGTATCACATCTGACTCTTCAGATAGGATTGTATCACTCGACCTCAGAGATGTTAAACTCTCTGACAGTATCAAAACAAAGGTACAAGACGAGTTTGCATACATCTTATCCCTAATGAAGTTCAATCAGAACTCTCACGAAATATTCAGAAAGTGGTACGTTGACGGAAGAATCTATCTTCATAAGGTAGTGAATTCCAAACGTGAGAAAGCAGGTATTGTAGATTTGCGTATCATCGACCCCCTAAAGATGAAGAAGATACGAAACGTAGAAAAAGAGAAAGATGCAAAAGGGGTCGATAGAATTAAAAAGGTTGAAGAGTATTTTGTCTTCAACGAAAAAGGTTTTGATAAGTCAGGTGGACAAGATGGTGCCACTCTGAAAATTGCACCTGAAGCAGTAACTTTTACAACTTCGGGTCTATTAGATTACACTAGAAATGTAGTCATCGGGTATCTTCATAAAGCATTGAAGACTGCAAATCAGTTATCAATGATGGAAGATGCACTTGTTATCTATAGGATATCTCGTGCTCCCGAAAGAAGGATATTTTACATTGACGTAGGTAACCTTCCAAAAGCAAAGGCAGAACAGTACCTTGCAGATGTAATGAACAAGTATAGAAACAAACTTGTTTACAATGCAGATACTGGTGAAATCAAAGACGATAGAAAACATATGTCGATGATGGAAGACTTTTGGTTACCGAGAAGGGAAGGTGGAAGAGGAACAGAAATTAGTACACTTCCTGGCGGACAGAATTTATCAGAGATAGAAGATATAGAATACTTTAAAAAGAAACTATATCAATCTTTGAATGTTCCTAGAAGTAGATTGGAAGCAGATAACGGATTCAATATGGGTCGGTCTTCTGAAATTTCTAGAGACGAACTTAAATTTAATAAGTTCACAAACAGACTTCAGAAGAAGTTTGCAAGAGTGTTTATTGATATACTAAGAACACAACTTGTACTTAAGGAAATAATTCCTGCAGAGGAATTTGATAAAGTTAAAGACTTTATGCAGTTTGATTTTGCAACAGATAATCATTTCACAGAGTTGAAAGATTCAGAAATTGTAAGAGAGAGACTAGATACACTAAGTCAGGCAAGTGAGTATGTTGGAAAGTATTTCAGTCACGAGTACATACGAAAGTATATACTTAGACAAACTGAAGACGAAATTGCGATTCTCGACAAACAGATAAAAGACGAGAAAGCCGCAGGTGGTGATGAAGATGATGATGATTTTGGAGGATTTTAAAAAATGGTAGATAGTAAAAAAATTGTAGACCACATCGAATCGGGTGAATGGAATGATGCTAAAGAAGCAATCTTTGATGGAATCAAAGTTAAAGCTGCAGAAACCGTTGATATGAAACGATTGGAAATTTCTACGGATTGGATATCCAATTCGAGTGATAGTGAAGAGTAAGTAATGAAATCGTTTCTTACAATGTCTCGAGAATTGCACGAAGCAAAGTTCAAAGCACCAAGTGGTGAAAAGGAACTGAAAAGAGATATAGAGAAACTCGGTGGGAAAAGAGTAGAGATAACCTTTACCCAAGATAAAAAGGGCAGGATTCACGTGTATCTAAACGGTGATGATTTCACTGGTGGAAACCCATATAAAGATATGAAGACTGCAGAAAAAGAAACAAAGGATATGAAGAAAATAATGCTTCAAATGTCCTATGACGGAATTAATACTGGAGATATTTTAGATGAAATTAATATCAGAATTTAATGACTACGGGGTTCAACCTGTAATTATAGAACAAAACGAAAAGGGTGAAAAAGAGTACTTCATTGAAGGTATTTTTATGCAGTCTGAAATAAAGAACAGAAATGGTCGTGTCTATCCTAAAGAAGTAATGAAAAAGGAAGTAGGTAGATATGTCAACGAATTTGTTAAGAAATCCCGTGCATTCGGGGAGTTGGGACATCCTGATGGGCCAACAATCAACCTTGACAAAGTATCCCATTTAATTACATCACTAGAAGAAGATGGTGATAATTATATCGGAAAAGCAAAGATTTTAAGTACACCAAACGGTCAAATCGTAAGAAATTTGATTGATGATGGTGCTAAGTTGGGTGTTTCATCTCGTGGTCTAGGTTCACTAGAACAGAAAGGTGGTGCTCAATACGTAAAAAGTGACTTTCAACTTGCAACTGCAGGTGACATTGTCGCAGACCCATCGGCACCTGAAGCATTTGTAGAAGGTATAATGGAGGGTGTTGAATGGATATATGAAAATGGTATCCTAAAAGCACAGGAATTAGATATGATGAGAACCAACCTGAAGACTGCAAAGTTAAATCAGTTGGAAGAAGTCAAACTAAATACTTGGAAAAGGTTTGTTAAGAACCTTTAATGTATAAATAAATAATAGAATAAACTCTTATTTAAAGAGTTATACTCAAACAGGAGAAAAGAATGGCAGAGTTAGAAAATAACCTAGAAAACGCAATAGAGGAAGGTGTTCAACCTGATTCTAAAGCTGAAAAAGGTGACTCAAAACCTATGAAACAAGGTTCATCAGACGCCGCTAAAATTGAAAGTGGTAAAGGTGAAGTCGTCAAACCTGAAGAAAATCCTGTTGACAAAGCTGTTGCATCAGTAAAAGCTGCTGAGAAAGGAACCAAAGAAGTGAGTGGAGACGCTCAACAGAAAGGTGAATCTCCTGCAGAGAAGCAACCACAATTGAAAAAAGTTAAAGAAGGTGAGGATTCTGAAAAGGATACTCCTTCTAAAATGGAAACAATTAAGGCAATGGTCAACGCAATGAAGGGAATGGATAAAGAAAAACTTCAGGCAATGTACTCTAAAGTCAAAGATGACGATGGAGAGGTTGACGAATCCTTAACTAAGGCAGAAGTCGCAAGACAAATCGTTGAACTTATGAAAAAGAAAGACGATGAAGATGTTAAAAAAGTAATGTCAGAAATGGACGATTCAGAAGAAGATGAAGTCGAAGACGAAGATGATGACGAGGAAAAAGTAGATGAAGAAACTTCTGCTAAACTCGAATCAAGTTTGTTAGAGATGGAAATCGATGACGACCTATCTGCAATCTCAGAAGCATTAGACTTATCAGAAGAAAATACTGAAAAGGCAAGAACAATCTTTAAAGCTGCAGTATCTTCAAAAGTTTCTGAAATTAAAACAGAACTTGAAGAACAATTTAATACAAATTTAAAAACCTCAACAGAAGAAGTTAAACAAGACCTTGCAGAAGCAGTGGACAAGTATATGACTTATTGTGCAGAAGAGTGGACGAAAGAAAACGAACTCGCAATCGAAAGAGGTTTGAGGTCAGAAATGACAGAAAACTTTATTGAGGGATTAAAAACATTGTTCGTAGAACATTATGTTGACGTTCCTGAAGACAAGTACGATGTTATTGATGAACTCGCAAATCGTCTCGATGAGATGGAAGAGAAACTAGACAACGAAGTATCTAAAAATATGGAAATTGTTGAAGAGAACGACCAACTCAAGAGAAGTAACGTGATAGAAGAGGCCTGCAAAGACCTAACTGAATCACAAACGGAAAAAATGGTTTCATTATCAGAAGGTGTAGACTTTTCAGACATCGAAGACTTTAGTGATAAAGTTAACGAGTTGAAAGAAGCTTACTTCCCTGTTGATGGTGAGACGATGGCAGAAGAAACTATTGAAGTAGAAGGAATTGGAACTTTAGAAGAAGAAACATCTTCAGAAAAGGTTTTAGACCCAACTATGAATAAGTACGCTACTGCTTTGACAAAACTTAAACCATTAGGTTAATTTAAAGGAGAAACTTAAATGTTTTTATCAGAAAACTTACAAGAAAAGTGGCAACCGATTCTAGAACACTCCGATTTACCAAAAATCGAAGATAACTACAAACGTGCTGTTACTGCTGTAATCTTAGAAAACCAAGAGAACGCTCTCAACGAAGAGAGAACTACACTTGAAGAGGCAGCACCTTTAAATGCTACTGGAAGTTCTGCAATTAGTAATTGGGACCCAATCCTAATCTCACTAGTACGTAGAGCTATGCCAAATCTCGTTGCTTACGACATTTGTGGTGTTCAACCAATGACAGGCCCAACTGGTCTTATCTTTGCTATGAAAGCAAGATATAACGACTATCCTTCTGCTGGAAGAGAAAGTCAATCAGAAGCATTAGGTATCAACGAACCTAGAACTGGAGTGTCCGCTACTAACGGGCCAAACGGTTCTGCAGGTGTTGACGCTGACGCAAATGGCGACCCATTCGCTAGTGCATATGCAACTGATACTACAGGCGGAATGTCAACTGCAAACGCAGAAGCTTTAGGAGATTCATCTTCTAACGCATTTAACGAAATGTCTTTCTCAATCGAGAAAGCTACAGTTACTGCTACATCCAGAGCATTAAAAGCAGAGTACACACTCGAACTTGCTCAAGACTTAAAAGCAATCCACGGTCTTGATGCAGAATCAGAACTTGCAAATATTCTTTCATCAGAAATCCTTGCAGAAATCAACAGAGAAGTTGTTAGAAATGTAAACTTACAAGCTAAAACAGGTGCATCAGCAACTGCAGTAGCTGGTACATTTAACTTAGACGTTGATGCAAACGGAAGATGGTCAGTAGAGAAGTTTAAAGGTTTGTTATTCCAAATCGAAAGAGAAGCTAACGTAATTGCTAAAGAATCAAGAAGAGGTAAAGGTAACTTTATCCTATGTTCTTCAGACGTTGCAAGTGCTCTTTCAATGGCTGGTGTATTAGATTACGCACCTGCACTTTCAACTAACTTAAACGTAGACGACACAGGTAATACTTTTGCTGGTGTTCTAAACGGAAGAGTTAAAGTATACGTTGACCCATATGCTGGTTCAGACTACTTAACAGTTGGTTATAGAGGTACTAACCCTTATGACGCAGGATTATTCTATTGCCCATACGTTCCATTACAAATGGTTCGTGCAGTCGGTGAGAATACATTCCAACCAAAAATTGGTTTCAAAACTAGATACGGAATGGTATCTAATCCTTTTGTCGGTGCTACACCTTCAAACGGACTTGCATCCAATGGAACGAACTTCTATTACAGAAAGATGGCAGTGTCTAACATTCTGTAAGACGAAAGTCTCATTACCTTCGGGTAATACTAAAAAGGTCTCTTACGAGACCTTTTTTTTGTCTTTAAATTGGGACTGCATCTTTCCGAATCACGCCTTATTATCCTTTCCTTCAAAGTTGACTCTAATCGTTCAATGTCTTGGGGATTAACCCAATTCTTTACACCGTGTCCTTCTAGTGAGGCCTTACCCCAATTTTATCTAGGTCAATAGGTAGTGACCATAAAGAAATTCGTTTACCATACTTTCCCAATTCGTCAAAAATTTCAAGTACTTCTCTGTTCGGTTTCTATCCACACCTCACGATTATATGCCACGTCTTAATTGACTTTAACAGTGTGGAACACCTTTTCTATACGGAACAACCTCTCACAACCAACTTACTTCCGTCTCGATTTCCTACTTTACTAGTATAACAAAAAGTTAGGTGCATTGTCAACCTAAATACTAGTGTAAGAATAAATCTTACGACATACACACACAGGAGAACAATATGTCAAATCAAGGAAAATCGGGTTTTGAAATCAGAGCCGACTTACTATCCCTATCCGAAGGTCTTTTGACCAGTAACTACCAAAGAGAAGTTGATGCTATCTATGCACACAATGACTCATTCCCTAATGATAAGAAACCCTTACCATTAAGAGAAATAACTGGTGAAGAGGTTATTAGAACTGCAAGACAACTTAATGAATTTGTAACGGAGAAGTAACCTAAATAGTATTGTGGGGTGAAATATTTCGCCCCAATTAGAAGGAAAAATTATGACAGATTTTGAAAGAACAGTAAAAGTTTTAGAAGGCCCGTGGTCAACTAAAGCATTCCCAAATGGGGAAGAAACAACTAAAGGTGTTATTAGTAGAAAGATTACTACACTATATGAAGAAGATGGTTATCTTTGTGAAGAGGTAGTTACAAGAGAATATAGAGGTAATGACTACATGGACACTTCAACAAACAAGAGAGTATTAAAATTAAATGACTGACATAAACAAGTCTTTACTTAACAACAATAACTTTAGATTACTTATAGATAAAGTTCCTACTGTTGAGTATTATGTCCAATCTGTAAATATACCTAGTATGGTATTTTTAGAAACTGTTATGCCTTCTAGAGTTGGTATAGACGCATACTTCCCTGGCGATAAAGTTACATTCGGTAATCTAAGTGTCACATTCCTTGTTGATGAAGACTTAGAGAACTACAAAGAAATGTATGACTGGATGAATGCAATTGTTCCTATATCAGATACTAAGGACTACAAAGACTATGTTGACACTAATACACTTTCAACTGGTGAATTAGCAAGTATAAATTCTGATTTAATTCAGTATTCACAAATTACATTAGTGACTAACACTAATAAAAACTTACCAAATAAATTCTTTAAATTCTACGACTGTTTTCCTACGGGATTGGGTGAGATAGAATTAAGGTCGGGTTCAGATGCAGAAGCTGTGACTTGTACTGCAGAATTTAGATTTACTTATTTTGATATAAATACCACTAGTTAAATAACACTTTTAGTGGTATAATAGTATATTATGACCTTAGATGAAATCAAACAATTATGGGAAAAGGACTGTATCATAGATGATATAGAACTGGACAAATCTTCTTTAGAAGTTCCTAGACTACACGCAAAATATCAAGACTTACTATCTAGTAAGATTCTATTGATGAAACAACATGAATTTAAGTATAACATTTTACTTAAAGATAAGTGGTTGTGGTTTAATGGCAAAATGGATGAAGATAGAATTAATGAACTTGGTTGGAAACATGACCCATTTGACGGCTTAAAAGTTATGAAGAACGATATGCAATTGTTCTTTAACTCAGATGAAGATTTACAAAAAGCAAAAGCA